GTACCATCCTACGGGACTCTAAAGAATAACTATACTTTGCTATGGGATATGCCTAGCAATGAAGGTTATATTAATATAGTATCCGTGATGCAGAAGTTCTTTGATCAAGCGATCAGTGGTAACTGGAGTTATAATCCAGAGCATTTCGATAACAATGAGGTTCCTGTCAGTGTAATGGCACAGGATCTATTAACCACCTATAAGTATGGGTGGAAGACATCTTACTATCATAATACATATGATGCTAAGAAAGATGTCGATGAACCAACCCATCCAATCGGATGGTATGATAACGTAGAAGAACATCGAGAGGCAACAGACCGTCGTCTCCAAGAACTTCTATACGAAATGGAAACCGCTGAGGAGGACTGTGATGGCTGTAAGGTCTAAGGAGATTAATGGAGTAACAGTTTTCAATCAAAACAAAACTGATACTCTTAAGCAACCAATGTTCTTTGGAAAACCTCTGGGAGTCCAGAGGTATGACGGTGCTAAGTATCCTGTCTTTGACAAACTTACAACACAACAGTTAGGTTACTTCTGGAGACCAGAAGAGGTATCACTTCAGAAGGATAGAGCTGATTATACTCAGTTAAATGATACCCAAAAACATATTTTCACATCTAATTTAAAGTACCAGATCTTACTTGATTCAGTACAAGGTAGGGGACCTGGACTTGCTTTCATTCCATACTGTAGTTTACCTGAACTAGAGTCAGCAATGATAGCGTGGGAATTTATGGAGATGATTCATAGTAAATCCTATACTTATATCATCAAGAATGTATACTCAGATCCATCTGATATATTCGATACTATACTAGACGACGAAAAGATTATTGCACGTGCGGAGTCAGTCACTAAAGCATACGATGAGTTCATTAACCAAGCACACTCTTGGGACACTGGTTGTATGTGGACTGATAGTAGTCGTGGATCACCCACATCTAGATGGTGTGAGAAGGATCTAAAACGTTCACTTTATCGGGCAGTAATGAATGTTAACATCTTGGAAGGAATACGCTTTTATGTTAGCTTTGCTTGTAGTTTTGCTTTCGGTGAACTCAAACTTATGGAGGGGTCAGCAAAGATCATCTCCCTTATTTCAAGAGATGAAAGCCAACACTTGGTACTCACTCAGCAAATAATTAAGAAGTGGCAAGAGGGTGATGACCCTACTATGCTAGAGATCATTAAGGAAGAGGAAGAAAACGTTGTTGAAATGTTTAAGAAATGTGTCGAAGAAGAGAAGGAATGGGCTGAATATCTGTTCAAAGATGGTAGTATAATAGGGTTGAACGCAAAGTTACTCGGACAGTATGTTGAGTGGATTGGAAATCGCCGTATGAAATCGGTAGGTTTACAACCCATCTATGATATACCACTGAGAAACAATCCCCTACCTTGGACTGAGCATTGGTTGAACTCTAAAGGACAACAGAATGCTCCACAGGAAACCGAAATTGAATCCTACGTAGTGGGAGCTATTAAACAAGATGTCACAGCGAAAACCTTTTCGGGGTTCAAGCTATGATCCTTGGTCCATTAAAAGACATCTTAGATTCCTTCGGGAAGTTAAACACGATTTAAAATATGGATCAAGATTAAGGGTTAAAAAGTTTAGAAACCCTGACAAGTCTAAATAATTATGTAGCAATCGCTACATTAACGTTCATCCTGATACATTCAGGACGCAAGTAAGCCGACTCGGAACGGAGTTCGTTCATCCTTATGATACCATTCGCACCATTACTAGCAACCGCTATTGCGTGTGCAGAAGCTGAAGATTTAATCAACGGCATACAACGTAATAGGGATATATCATCTGACTCTAAGCAATCGCTTGTCGAGGTGATAAAATCCACAGCAGAAGGGTGTTTTAAGGACGCAAAAGCCGACTGAAGGAACGGGTCTAATCCACCCTACCTTAAGAGGAAAAGCCAATGGCACAAGTAACTTACCGTGGTGTCAAGTATGACACAAATGACAAGTCCAAGAAGTCTTGTCAAGAAAATGTACAACACCTTGTCTATCGAGGGATAGTACTAGACAAAAAAGTACCTGTATGTGCTTAAAATCAAATGAACGGATTACATACCCCCGTATAGGGGGTATTTTTTTGTCTACATAGTACAAGCATATCCCCAGAACTACTATGAAAATCTTCCTAGATTGTTCTGATCCTGAGCTGATCAAGTCTGCTTATGATACTGGTCTTGTGGATGGTGTCACCACCAACCCCACATTGATGTTAAAAACAGGACAGAATCCAGTAGATGTAATATATCAAATATCTGAGATCTTTTCTTGGACTTCCTCAGTATCAGCTGAGGTTGTAGGAGAAACAGCCGAAGAAATGTTAGAGGCTGCTGTAGAATACTACAACATCGCACCTAATGTTACTATTAAACTTCCCTGCACGATACAAGGACTCCTTGCGTGTCAAGATTTAACAAGGGATGGTATCAAAACCAATGTCACACTAGTCTTTAGCCCTGCTCAAGCAATTCTTGCTGCCAAGGCAGGTGCCACATATATCTCACCATTTATAGGTAGATTATATGATCAGTACACTGATGGTATAGGATTAGTAAAAGAAATTAAAGAAATTTACTCAATGCACAATGTTGAAACTCAGATCCTCGCTGCTAGTATTAGGAATCCCATTGATGTCCCTCGTTGTTTTGCAGTCGGTGCTGACGTATGCACTGTACCTATTAGTATATTCTTCAAACTCTATGGGCACGTCTTGACAGACAAGGGGTTGGAGATGTTTAATAGAGATTGGGCTGACTTACAGGAGCAACTTTATGCAGAACAATAGTGAACCCAAGCTTAAGGTATTACTCCGTAAGCTTGATGATATAGTATACGAAATCAAATCCGAGGTGTATTCGGACCCTTCTAAATATTTGAAAGGTCCTAACGTACAGATCGGTGATGACAATGACGGAGAGTATTGATTATGAAAATCCCTGGTACTACAATGGTACAGCTTTCACTTCTGACGATATTGGCGACCAGTTCGGTTACGTCTACCGCATTACTAATAGGGAATCGGGCAAGCAATACATCGGAAGAAAGTATTTCTACCAGAAACGAAAGCCTAGAGGTGGAGGTCGGAGGGTTACGTCTGAGAGTAACTGGAAAACATACTACGGATCTTGCCCTGAGCTTAAAGAAGATGTTAGAAAGCTTGGACGCAATAGTTTTCAACGAACCATCCTTTCATTACATCCAACCGTGGGAAAGACTAATTATGAAGAGACAAGACAGCTCTTCATCAACAATGTCCTCACCGAAGCACAAGATGGCAGACCCAGATATTATAACTCCAATATACTAGGACGGTACTATCGAAAAGACTACTTCCCAACACAACTACACGAATCCAAGTGAGGCTCAAGACCTAGGACATCTAGAGGCAGGTTCTCACGAGGATGAGTATGTTGATCCTGCTACTGGTTTTAGTAAGAGAAAACCTATCAGTGACAGGGAGTGCATTTATAAGTGTTTAGCTAATTGTATATCACTTGCTGGTTTGGACAAGAATCAGGTAGAGAGGTTAGCAAAACAGTTCAACCCACACAATGAAGTAGAACTTAATATAGAGTCGGAATACCCTCCTTTGTAAGGTAATATATACTGTAGAACTCAAAGGCTATTATGTCAGTATCAGTACAGTATGTTGAGCAATTGAAGGAGTCTGTGAATGCAGTAAGACAAGCGTTCAAGACAGCATTAGATGAGGATGTAGAAGATAATATTACTAGTGAAATATGGAGACACTACCTAGGATTGAAATCAATAACTGCCAGCGCAGAGAAAGAGATTGATCCCCTTAAGGGTGGGTTTAAAATTGATTGTACAGACCCAGTGTTTGCAGGATCAGGAGTCAAGGGTGGCTTCTCTGATGATATAATATCTTTCAACACTGACACGTATGCTGCTGCAGGTACAGTAGATTTTTCAGGTGTAGCAGGAGAAGATCACATCAGCTTAGGATAATGAGAGGCATTCTCAATAACTAGGTATTTTTTCTCAATAAATAAATTATGGTTGCAAATTTCCTATGACCTATTCCGTTACTCTAATTGATACAGCAGGTGAATCTACCACCTTTGACTGTGAGAAAGATGAATATATACTAGATAAGGCAGAGGAGGTAGGTGTTGACGCACCTTACTCTTGTCGTGCTGGTGCGTGTTCTACCTGTGCAGGGAAGATAGTTTCAGGCACAGTGGATCAGGAGGAGCAATCCTTTTTGGATGATGAGCAGTTGGAAAATGGCTTCGTGTTAACTTGTGTTGCTTATCCAACGTCAGATGTTACAATAGAATTGGGTCAAGAAGAAAACCTGTAATGGCAAGGTATAAACTTCAGATGGAAACAGAAGAAGGTTGGCGAACTCTCAACAGGTACACCAACCTTTCTCCTGCTAAGGCTGAATTTTATGTTAAGTTATGTCGGTTCTCTAGAGACCTAGTATATAATTATGTTCCTATTAGGGCTGTTGAAAATGACTTCTAGTTTTGGTGAAGACTGGTATAGTGAGGACAATCTCAAGCTGAGACAAGACACACTCAGGATCTTGATGAAAAAGTATCCTAAATATACCAAGAAGGTATATGAATGTGCAGATGAATGGTGTAGGAAGCAGGTTACTACCTCAGGTCTTACATCATACTTCGAAGCATATTATCTACCAAAAGTTACCGACGCACCTTGCGACATATGAACAAAGTAAAAAAGACATTCGACCAAGTAGTTACTTGGGATAGAAATCTTGCGAAGAAATTCCAAGATAAATTTAACCTGACAGACTACCAGATGTTGTGTGTCTCATTCGCAAAAGGATTCATCATCGGAGCTATTCTACTATGACAGATTCAAACTTTACTACGGAGACAGGACCTACTACTTACCCAGTAGCAGGTGATGGAAGCGTATTTACAGATGGTATATTGGAGCAAATCCATACACATCTACACGAACTTAATGCTAAGGTAGATCATTTGCTAGAGCATATGCATCAACCCTTACACGGTACGATTACTATAGACTCACCCCCTAAGACAGAAGCAGGTAACACAGAAAACGTATGACTTATCCAGCACCAGACAAACCTCCTAAGGATGACTGGTTTGACAATCCATTAGACAGTATGCCTATCGCAACTGATAAGGGTGGATTTGACTGGGAAGATACAGCACCCTCTGAATATGAACCTCCCGACGAGGAACCAGAAGAGGTAACAATGCACGAGAAGATGTATAGGATGGCAACTGCCAGATACAATCCCTTCTCTATAGGTGGTTCAGAGAACTGCGATGCAGATATTGATTGTCCCACAGGTGGATCGGAAGCAGCGTGGAAGGTACCACCTAGACCAGAGGAAGAGATTTACGATCAACTCAATGACCCTTTTGGAGGGTATTGACAAGCAGCGTTACAGTATGTTATAAATATCCACGGGTGCAAGGGCACTGTCAATAAGTCCCCCCGATGATACAATGGGTCTCCAGTAAGGAGAATATGTATCCCACCCCTTACTTACCCCAAACCAAGACCACGGGGATTATGTCTTATCATACAAGTAAACATCGCACTCTTATCTAAATGGCTCCGCTAACTCTTAAGCGTGGTGCGAAGACTCAAGTTAGTTCTTCCACTATTGCTGTAGAGCAGTCACCATTGCAAGGATGGAGCGAGTTTTGTGAGTGGGTAACATCCACTGACAATCGTTTGTACGTTGGTTGGTTTGGAGTCTTAATGATTCCTTGTCTTCTAACTGCAGCTACTTGTTTCATCGTAGCATTTATCGCTGCTCCTCCTGTCGATATTGACGGGATCCGTGAACCTGTTGCAGGTTCATTAATGTATGGAAACAACATCATCTCTGGTGCTGTAGTTCCATCATCCAATGCTATTGGAATGCACTTCTATCCCATTTGGGAAGCAGCAACCATCGACGAATGGTTGTACAATGGAGGTCCATATCAATTAGTAATCTTCCACTTCCTTATTGGAATCTGTGCTTATATGGGCAGACAGTGGGAGTTATCTTACCGTCTAGGTATGCGTCCTTGGATCTGTGTTGCATATTCTGCACCAGTATCTGCTGCATTCGCAGTCTTCCTAGTATATCCTTTTGGTCAGGGTTCATTCTCTGATGGTATGCCTCTCGGTATATCAGGTACGTTCAACTTTATGTTCGTATTCCAAGCAGAACATAACATTCTGATGCATCCATTCCATATGGCAGGTGTCGCAGGTATGTTCGGAGGAGCATTGTTCTCTGCAATGCACGGTTCACTTGTTACCTCATCTCTAATCAGAGAAACGACAGAGAATGAGTCTCAAAACTATGGTTACAAGTTCGGACAAGAGGAAGAAACATACAACATCGTAGCTGCACACGGTTACTTTGGTAGATTAATCTTCCAGTATGCTTCATTCAACAACTCTCGTTCGCTCCACTTCTTCTTGGCAGTCTTCCCTGTTGTCTGCATATGGTTAACCTCTATGGGTATATCCACGATGGCATTCAACCTTAACGGATTCAACTTCAATCAAAGTATCATCGATGCTAATGGTAAGGTTGTTCCTACGTGGGCAGACGTTCTCAACAGAGCAAACCTAGGTATGGAAGTTATGCACGAGCGTAATGCTCACAACTTCCCTCTTGATCTTGCTGCTGCTGAGGTTACCGAGGTTGCACTGCTCGCACCTTCAATAGGATGAAGTTGAACAAACCTTTGATGCACGTAAGACTGCATCAACTTAAATTTTTCTACTGGGATCCACGAATAGATCCTAGAGAACCTGAATACTGGAACCCCTCAGGGGGTTCCTTTTTTATGCTTGCTAGTATATAATAGTAGGATTAACACGATTGGTATGAACAAAGAACAATTCTTTAAAGACCTTCAAGACTGGGAGCGAGAGTACGCTGCTATGGATGTCGAGAGAACCAAGAGAGAAGAAGAGATCCTTAAGGGTGACCCTATAAAATCACACGAAGGGATGATGTATGGTAGAATGTATGCTGACTGGAAGAAGAGAAAGGGGTATGAACTTGACGTTTAGAAGTATTGATAGTGCATTTGCTGTACCTATAGTACGTTACACTATTGGTTGTGATCTAGAACCAATACTGGACTTTGCTGATGGTGCAGAGTATAATGTAGGAAGTATAAAGCAGACGATACATAATCGTCTTCACATACAACCACTCTTTAAGAAATTATTTTCTCACATACAAGAGTGTCTAGATGATTACAAAGATCTGTATCAATATGATTGCTACAGAATCAAACCAGTATTATCGTGGATCAATGTTAGTACAGCAAAGGAAGAGCACCACGAACACAATCATCCCAACTCTCTCATCTCAGGTGTACTCTACCTTAAGAACTGTACTCCCACGTACTTCTCATCACCCGCTAGTGCTGCTCGTACAGGTGTTGTTGTGTTTAACAATCATCCGATGACGTATGAAGCACAAGGTATAGCAGGTGATCTTATATTATTCCCATCTTATTTGGATCATTACACTGTACCTGGTGGTGAAAGATGTACACTCAGTTTTAATACTATGCCTGAAGGTATAGTCAACCAAGGAACACTAATGGAAATGGATTATCGATGAAACATTCTACATACTATAGTGATGACGACAAGCGTGAAGCTTCAGTCCTCCAGAGTCAGTTCTTAGGTAGAGAATTTAAAGTGATCTGTTGTACATTTGATGGTGCTTGTAAGACCACTAAAGATTACTTTGAACGTGCCTCTACTATTCATACAGAGCAGTTCGATTCCTTGCAAGAGGCAGAGGACTACGCTGAAAATTGGGTACTACAAAAATGATTTACGATTTAATTCCACCAGAAGATCCACTATTGCACGAAAGAATAAAGAAGTGTAGTTACAATTTGGATCGCAAAGATATTTCATTCACTTTGAATGAGAATATGTTGTACCATAATGGTGTTGGATTATCTGCAAATCAACTTGGTATTAAAGAAAGATGTTTTGTTATGATAAGATCTACTGACGTAGAGAATCTACAGACTCTTGTCGTATTTAATCCTAGAATTATCAAGTCCTCAGTGAGAGAGGAGTTAATGGAGGAAGGATGTTTATCCTATCCAGAACTAAGGTTACCTATACGTAGACCTTATAGTGTCATCATTAAATATGAGGATGCTGAAAAGAACATACATAAATCAAAACTGAGTGGCTTCCTTGCAAGAATATTCCAACACGAGTATGATCATATGGAAGGCATAGACTTTACACAAAGACAAGATGGCAAAGTTAAAACCAGGTAGTTACATAGACACTCAGGGAATGGGTGGTCCTATGACTCCAGAAGACCTTGCTAAGTGGAAAGCAGAGGGTCATAAGCAGGAATATAAACCTGCTATCATTAAGCCACGTAGATTATTCACTCCAACATATGCTAAGGAGATGAAGATCTTAATCAATGAGGTGCTAGATGAACGTGAAGGTAAGTTTGATTATAAGTCATACTTTGACACTGAACCATTCAAGCATCCTGTAGGGGAGGAGGAGCCACCTTATGAAGGTGCACAGTACCCTGACCTAAAGGGTTGACTTGAGTGCTATAATAGTACAGTTACAAGATTACTAATGCATTTATTATTGACTTTAATTTGTATAGCACTGATTGCTTTGGCACTTGCTTACAGTATAGTTAAACACTACGACCCTCACTGATATGAGACTAGGAGTAATGTGTTCTGGCGAAGGAACTAACTTCGAAAACATTGTACACTCGTGTCCAGATCACGAGGTAGTCTTGATGGTCTACAACAAAAAGAAATGTGGTGCTCAGAAGAGAGCAGAACGTCTTGGAATTAATGCAATTAGAATTGCTAGTAAGGATGAAGACGACATCATCACACTCTTCAATGCATACAATGTGGATCTTATAGTGATGGCAGGGTGGATGAGAGTGGTCAGCAAGAAGTTTGTTGACGCTTTTTCTGGACGATTAATTAATTTACACCCCTCCCTGCTACCTAAGTACAAAGGACTGCACGCTATTGAACAAGCGATGAAGGCAGGTGAAGATGAGACAGGGTGTAGTGTACACTTTGTTACTGAGGAGCTAGATAGTGGTGCTGTTATTAAACAGCAAGTAGTTCCTATTCTGCCAGGAGATACGATAGAATCGCTTACAAGAGCAATACAACAGGCAGAACACACGCTTTTACCGCAAGTGATCAATGCTTTCTAAAGGATATCGATTGAAACTTACAGACATATGCTGTAGGATGATGACAGATGACGGAGTACCAGTCTCCTTAGACGAAAGGATCTGGATGACTAAGTTATGTGAACATAATCACCACGCACGTGGTATAGTAGAATCTTTATTATGTCCCTACAAATATGAACCTAGTTAACGAAGGCAAAGTTAAATCAGTATACGATGTCGATGGTGATGCACAGAAAGTGCAGATCAAATTCCACGACAAAGTAACTGCTGGAAATGGTAGACTCGTAGAGTTTCCTGAGGACAAGGGTAAGACTTGTGCTCTCATTTCTGCATTGCTTTTCGAGAAGCTAGAGAGTTCGGGGATCCGCACGCATTATCTGGGTCTACCAGCACTAGATACTATGCTGTGTCGCAAGTTGACAATTATTCCTCTTGAGGTTATAGTTAGAAACATTGCAGCAGGATCTATCGTTAAGACTACCACCATTAATGAAGGTACTATAATTCAACCAGCAATAGTTGAGTTCTTCCTTAAGGATGATAGTAAAGACGATCCACTCCTTACAATGGATCGTGTTAGGTTAATGGGTCACAACCCTCAACCTCTTATAGATAGTGCGTTGGATATCAATTACCAACTGCAAACCCTCTTTACATTATGTGGAATTGATCTAGTTGACTTTAAACTAGAGTTTGGTTATGATGCACACGGCGATCTTTATCTCGCAGACGAATTATCACCAGATAATATGCGTCTCTGGAAAAAGAATACGAAAGAACGTTTCGACAAGGATCTTTTCCGTAAGGATGAAGGAAACATCGTCGAAGCATACAAAATAATACTGACACAACTGCGTCAGTTCTGTTAACCCTATACACCGTCGCAAGACCAGCGTTGCGCCTTAGCAATCTGATTAGTGTAGGACACACAAAGTAAACTAAAATGATTAATGAAACTCGTACCCTGTTCGAGGTGGAGGAATCCGCTTTGGAACAGAAGGACTTCACTAAAAACATTGAAGTCATTCCAGAACTAACACTGGAACAATTTCTGGCACTGCCAGAAGTGCCTATGCAAAGAGACACTGAAGGTCGATGGAAGAAAGCAAGGGCACATCTTAAGCACGTGAGGTCAGAGCACTGTGTTGTGCATCTGGTTAGACTCACAAAAGATTCAACAATAGCAGGGATAAAGTACGAAGCAGGTACTTTATTCAGGGTCGATGGAAATACAAGAGCGTACAACTGGGAAAGAGAAGGGTCTGATTACCTACCATCAAAACTGATAGGGATCGTGTACAGCTATGATACTATGGATGGTGTCAAGCAATGCTACGATACCTTTGACTCGCAAGAGGCTACGGAAAGGAATCAGCAGAAGGTCTTTGGTATCTTGACTGGGTTGTGTAACTACACTCCTCTCTCAGAGAAACTAAGGGCAGGTGCTATCATCTCAGGGATGAACAAAGCATCTCACTTTGCTAACCCTTCAACTTGGAATCAGACTACAATCAAATCACAGGAACAACTATCCAGTATGGTACAGTACTGGCACGGTAACGGATGCATACAGGCATTAGATAAACTAATGACCAGAAAGGACAAGTGGAATCAGCCATTCATTGCTGCTGCTCTACTAAGTCTCCGTCAATATGGTCCAAGGAACAAGAAACTCTTGGAAGCTTGGAGATATATTGAGTCAAGTGGTGGTCCTACTGCTTGCTCTGAAGATAAGTGGGATGGTGTTACCCATATTGTAGAGAACTGGAAGTTCAATGCAGAGACTGGAGTGTCTAATAGATTTAGAGATAAATCCATTATGACTGACACTAAGTGGGAGAATATGGATCGTACTGTTCCGTTTATCCTATATCATCTAGATAACTGGATGAATGATATAATGAAAAGGAAAACAAAAGGATACCATAATTCATCTTGGGTAAATGTAGCTAAAGAGTATTGTTCTAGAACTCCTTATGATTCTCTAGGTATCAGTGATCTATCTGATATCATAGATGAGAAGCAAGAGTTGATAGACTCATTACAAGCACAGCTTAAGATGACCACTAAATAAAAGTAAAGAACTTTTATGTCAGGCGGTCACGATAACGGATGGTTTATGCAGAACTGCGATCCATCTCCAGATACTACCTCCACCACCACGGAGGTACCTTCTGGAGGTGGTCCAGTTAATACTGATGCTGCAGGAAACCCCGCACAGAAAACTGTATCACAAATCATAGAGAATTTAGTAGGGCAATGCTATCCTTCACAAGCACCCCAGACGATAAGAAATTTCATACCTGATGACGACAAGAGAACAGATACAGATCCATTAGATTTTGATTTTAATTTTTTATTCCCTACACTTATAGATCTTGGATTAGATATTAGTGGTTTACCTACGAAGGTTAGAGTAACATTTCCTGACGGTAAAGATGAAACATCAGGTAAGGTATGTCTTAATGATCCTGATGATCCTAATTCAGAAGTAAATTGTGAAGGGAACTACGAATACGAAGCTTGTATAAAAGAACATCTTAATTGTATGTTCAAACCTTATGCTGGTGGTGCTTGGAAACCACCTCAAGCAGACTGTGATACCTTTGTACCTGAAGGTGCCTTTGGTATTACTAATAAGGTATGTGTTAGGAACTGTGTTCATCCTAGAGTTCCTATCTATCAGCACGAGAAGAATGATAATTCAAACCACACATACACAATGACATCTGATACTCCTGCAGGGTACAGTAATACTAAGGTAGCTTGGTATGCTCACCAAGGAGAGACAGATAAAGCTATACCTGTGTACGTTTCATACTCATCGACAAACATCGATACGATGTTGACTACTGATCCTGCTGGTGAGAAGAGCACAATGGATGCTGCTGGTATGGGTGCACGTGATACTGTGATGTTCTATGCTTACCGTGATGCTACACAGATCATTGGTGCATTAGGTGAAGGTGAGCAGGGTAGTCCGTTGTACAGATACTATAACCCTATCACTTTAGATCATAGGTATACTCTCACTCCTATTGGTGGTGCACCTATCAATCCTAACTTAGATAAAGGATACTATGATCTATTCGAGGAGGTTGATGCTGATCTATTGATTGAATTCAACTGTGCTAGAGGTGCTGCATCATATAAGAATACGTTTGGATATTATTTGACAGGTGGTTCTGATATGGATCCTGTCTTTGGTCAGATATTATTGTCTAATGCTACTGATGCTACAGGTTATAGATCATTTACTATACCTGCTGCTACTCTCAACCAGTATGTACCTTGTCGCTTAGGGTTTGTGATGATCCCTAATGGATATCAAGTCAATGGTTCATCTGCTGTTGCAATCGGTACCAATATGGCATTCACCGAACTGAACACAGGGTGGACGACAGTAGGACTTGGTAGTTCTCAGTCAAATTATTCCCTGTTTTCAGAAACGAGATTAAACCCCGTAGTTAATGGTAGACACAAGAGGATGACCCGTTGGACATCCCGTTGGTGGCAGTGGTGGGAAGATTTAATTGATGGTGATGATGACTACGATGATATGAAAATATCCTATCGTTTAAATTATGCTGGTAGTAACTGGTACTATGAAGGTATACAGTGTCACGTCTTTAAAGATCTCGTTGAGCCAGAGTATATGGAACTCCGAGGTACAAATGATTGTGAGGATAGTTGGTTCACTCCTAGAGGATTTACTGATGCAGCTCTTACTCGTCACGAGTGTGGACGTTTAGAAGAAGGAGAGTTTGGTTGTTCTAAATGTGTGGGTGAGTATTCTTTCAAGAGAAATGCTACTCAAACTGTTACTGCTGTTAGATCAGGTACTGTATCTCTTAGATCACACGGTGGTATGACTGGAGGGTTTGGTGACTGTACTGTATTCACCTATGAACTATTAAAGAATGGTACACAGATACATATAGATTCTCCTGCTGTTCAGGAGTGGAAGAGTATAGGTGAGAAACTACACGAGTTTACTATTGCTAAGGGTGATGATATTACATTTAGAATTGTTAGTATAGATCAAGGACACTACAATGGATCAGTCACACCAGCATTTTCTCTAAGAGATGAAGGTACTGGTGCTATCTTCTGTCAATGGGGTGTACAACTTACAACTATTGCTCAGAACTATTCTGCTGCACAACAAGGACAACCTGTAGGATCTACAGGACCTTGTGGTATTGTAGGTTCCTTTAGTTTGTATGATTTAACTAATGCAGCTAACACTACTCCTGCTTGGAGTACAGGTGGTGGTCTGACTAACAATGAACTGACTGTTAATAGTATACCTGGTGCCTTTGGTGATGATAATGATGTTGATGATGATACTACAGGTGTAATGGTACGTGAGATAAAGAATGGTTTATCAGTATCAATACAGTATGAAGTTAATCCAGGACAGGTTAAGTATAAAGTTCTTGGTGTCGTTGATCACGGGGAAGGAGGATATCGTACGGGACAACTGTTGAGATATTATATTGGTACAAATAAAGATACTGGTGAGAAGTTCTGGCAAGGTCTTCGTATTGATACTATCGATGGTAGTAACTGTCCTAGTACAGGTATCGTACAGTCAATGTCCTTCCAGAGTATACTAGAAGACAATGAACTCAATGAGTATGGTCTGCCACCAGCTAAAGTATTGATGGTTGCCCAAGGTGTACAGTCATCTACATACTATGATTCACATTGCAGTACACTAGCAGAACATTTATTTACTATTGATCTGAAAGACACTGCTGATTCTGTTGAGTCACTACGTGGTGAACCTTGTACCTTGATACAATACTGGCAGAAGAAGACTGCTGCTGGTGAACCAGTTAATTTCTATCACGATGTTCGGTTACCCAAGGGGTTGTATTCTCAGAACTTTGTTGCTAGATTTAGAGCACAGTTAGTCTACAAACCTGCACTGAACAATGTTGCTGGAGTACCAGAGAGTAGAGTAGGGTACACATTCAGTTGGTACCTTGATAGTATTATTGATTATGGTATAGGGTATGAGGATGGACAGGAATATGCTTTCCAGTTCCCAGACCCAACCGCAGGTGACTCTGACGGTACTATGATTGAAACTCCGTACTTCCCTAACAACCGTTTACTCCCCTCTAAGATAAGGATTAAGAACGCAGAGACAGGTTACGTTACACGTACTGCTAAGTGGGGTATCTACGAGCAGTCACACAACAAAAACTCTACCATATGGTATAGTAATATGAGTAGGGGTAAGACTGACCAGTTCAAAACCTACAACATTATTATTGATGATGCACAATGATTGGACAACCTGAAGCATTCTGGGATCGTCGCTTGGCTAAGTCCCAGAGAGAACTCAAAAACATTGCAAACATCCTTAAGAAACACGAGGATGATCCCGCTACGGTCAAGAAAAAGATTAAGAAAAACAAAAAGTATTTCAGAAGTATGTTAGGTGAGCTTGACCGCATCGATGGAACGCTATATAATGTTAGCGAACAAACACAAGGAGAAAATGCCGACCAAGGAACAGAAACAAGCGGGTTGGACTCTTCTGATGGAGAGCCTACACAAGCCTGATAATAAACTCAGGAACTGTGCCCGAAACCAAGAATGTTATGATGAACTCTTACAGTACCGTGATGAGGTCATAGAATTCTGTCAGACTCGTTTAAAGGAGGTCCAAAATGATTAACTTAGACGAGAAGTATCACAATTACTTGGGTGGTAAGAAAACATTTAGGATTGATGGTGTCAATGAACCTCTTACAGGTTATGGATACCATTGTGATGGTAACGACATCCAAGGCTATTGGGTATCGACAACCAACTATAAGTTATTCTATAATATGAATGAACAATTTATCAGAATGGAAGCCTTGAATGAACTTGTTTCCAGTAAAAGTACATCCTAAAGAACACCAGAATTATGAGATCGTTCAAGAGATTGATGATCTCATTTCTTTATTGAATGAGACAGGGGATTGGTCAAGCGTATCCTATATGTCACCCAATGCTATGCAGGAAACCATTCACGGTACGCATAGTAAGCAGCATCTTTTGCAGCTGTTTAAGAAGCATTTAATGCCCAAGTTAAACTCATTTCTTGGGGAAGCGATAGAAGAATATGTTCAATCCATCAATCAGCAAGTACCAGACTCAGCGAGTGCATACATAGAACCGTTGAAAGGCAGTTGGAATATCAGTCAGTCGTGGATAAATATTTGTCCAAAAGATAAGAGTTTTGTTCGCCATACACACGCAGGTCAAACAATATCTGGTGTGTATTATCATAAGACTCGACCTGAACAGGGTGGAATCCTCTTCTATAATCCCAATCCATATGCTAAGATGTGTCTCTGGGGAACAGTTGAGGAAGGGATCTACTTTGATCCTGTACCTGAATCTGTTATACTATTTCCGTCTTGGTTAGAACATCAGACTGAACCTAATAGGACAGATGATCCCCGTATTTCCATTGCTTTTAACGTACACCTACCTTAAGAACCTATGGCAGCTCCCAAAAACACAACCATTTATACTAAGCCTGGTTGTCCTTTCTGTAGCAGGATTACAGAGTTGTATCAACTGAAAGGTTGGCCATACAAAGAGTATGTGTTGGATAGAAATTTTACTAGAGAACAATTCTATAATGAATTCGGACACGGTTCTACCTTCCCTCAATTAATTGTGGATGGTACCAATAGAGGTGGTTGCAATGAAACCATTAGTTACTTCAAGTCACAGAAACTTCTCTAAATAGAGCTAGAATTGAGGTCTATTATTCGTTGTCCACCTTACACATTGGAGAGACCGATGTTCGAACAGATGATCCAGTCATTGTATACTTTCGCTCTCTTCGGAGCGTTTGTTCTTGGAGCAGTAGTTGCCTGGTTAGCTAAGGATTATATTGATTCTTATCTAGACAACGCAGCATATGCTAAAGCAATTACACACCCTGAGATGTTAGACTCTCAAGGTAATGTTGATCAGACTGAGTTACTATACTTGTCATTCAACGACCAAGATGATACAATAGAACAGGATGAAGATTAAACCGTTGATTTAATTATGAAATTATTAATCTCTGAGATCCTCCAGAAAGCACACAGTGCTAAGACCAAAGCAGAAAAGATTAAAGTTCTAAAGGAGAACAACAGCCAGACGCTACGTTCTCTATTCATTTGGAACTTTGATGAGTCTGTCAAGTCTGTTTTACCTGAGGGTGAAGTGCCATATCGACCTAATCCAGCACCAATGGGTACTGAACATACTCGTTTGGAAACTGAAGGACGTAAGTTCTATTACTTTATTGAAGGAGGTGCTGATAACCTCTCTATGATAAAGAAAGAGAATATGTTTATTCAAATGCTGGAAGGTCTTCATCCAGAAGAGGCTGAAGTTGTCTGTCTTGTAAAGGATAGAAATCTTCAGAAGAAATATCGTATCACTAAGGCAGTGGTAGAAGCTGCATTCCCTAGTATCAAATGGGGTGGTAGGGGTAAGTGAGAATAATTAAACAGAACTGCAAACCAGATGATGCTCTGGATAAGAGCCTGCCTTATACTGCCTACTTAGTAGAGTATGAGGCTGAAGGTGAAGGTATATGCTATGATCTAGCGATGCCTCAAACACAGGTAGAGATGTTTGATTATTATTACGATAGATATAAGAAAGGTTTTAAAAACTTTAAACAATCTGATGGTAGAGTGAACCCAAGCTTATGGCAGTCCCAGAACGACCCTCCCAAGAAAAAGAAACGCAGAAGGAAACCAGAAGAGGAATGATTTACACCTATAAGAAAGGTGTTAAAGAAAAACCTCCTGAAGAACCTAAGGTAGAAGAGGAACCTAAAAAGGATCCTATGATGACCTCGGAAGAAGCAGGTAAAGCTGCTGCTTCTTTGTTTCTTACACCTCTAGTCCTTATGTTTGTATGGAACTGGAGTATACCAGCAATCTTTGGATTGCAAACCATAAATTATTTACAGGCATTCTGCTTGATTGTTATCGGCAGGTGCTTTAAGAATGACTAGACTATGGAGGATATGGAAGTATGCATTAGGTTCTTTCTCTGATGAGAAGACCAAGAGGTATGATAATTCTGTTGTCCTTGTACGATCTTTCATTTTTTTATCTTATCTTATTACTAACTGTTTTATTATTAGTGGAGTTATCCGCCACTGGAATGACTAAATTATGACAAAAGTATGCCTCGTTTCCGTCACTCCTGACGCTGAAAAAACTATAGGATACATCGCAAGAGTATCCAACCCTAAGAACCAAGAGAACCCTAATGTGGCTAAACTTCTTGGTTATTGTATTGAACACGGTCATTGGAGCGTGTTTGAGCAAGCACATATGACCCTAGAGATCAACACTACTAGAGGATTAGCAGCACAGATCTTAAGGCATAGAAGTTTTACATTTCAAGAGTTCAGTCAGAGATATGCTAACACTGAACTACTAGCAACTACTATAGAACCACCAGCATTAAGAAGACAGGATAAAAAGAACAGACAAAATTCTATAGATGATCTCGATGAAAAACAGACGACGTTCCTCCAGAAGAAGATCTCTCGTTACTTCGCTGAAGGAGTGGACTTATACGATGAACTCATACGTGAGGGTATTGCGAAGGAATGTGCGAGATTTGTTCTCCCGTTAGCAACACCAACTCGTCTCTATATGACAGGTAGTGCACGTAGTTGGATGCATTACATACAGTTGAGGACTGGACACGGTACACAGAAGGAGCATATGGATGTTGCTGGTCTATGTCGTGACCATTTCATATGTAACTTCCCTATAATATCTAAGGCACTAGGATGGTGTCCAGATGCCGAACAGGATTGCGATTGCGGATATAGGAACGAATATCCCGATGGGTGGGACGATCTTCAGCCGTGCCTAAGGATAGATTAATGCCCTGTGAAGTACTTCCTTTGTTCTCGAAACCTCTGTACATATCAGAGGCAGACGAGAAGATGCCCAATATATTAGGTGGCATAGATCAGTTTACTTACAATGATTATGGTTACGAACGTAGTGGTACTAGGACTGACGATCAGGCAATAGTACACTACTTTCCTGCTTTTAAGGACTGGTTGTCTGAACACATAGCAGAGTATTGTTTCGGACTACAAGGTATAGATCCTGAAGTACATAAGGTAGAGATAACCGCATCGTGGATAAACATATATCCTAAAGGATGTAGAGCAAAACCACACGTACATAACAATGCTATGTACAGTGGTAACGTATTCTTACAGTGCTCTAGTGGCAATTTGATATTTGAAAACCCCTATAGGCATCAGTATATGGAGCCTAGTCTTAGGGATATGAACCTATATAATTCTACACAGTTCACGTTGGAGCCAAAGAATAGTGTAGTATGCATTTTCCCTGCTGATGTGGTACACTATACGGAACCTAATGAATCGGATGAGGATCGAATCACTCTTTCATTCAACCTATTCGTTAGAGGTAACCCTATCTGGCCACCACAATACAAAGGAGTGGAATCTCAGTAATGCCAAACTATGACTTTAAAAACACAGAGACTGGAGAGATCATTGAAGTTTGTATGTCTATCCACGATCTAGATAAATATAAAGAGGAGAACCCTCATATGGAAAGGTACTTTGGTAATCAAGTACCTAAGACAATGTATGGTAAACCTAAACAATCTGATGGATTTAAAGATGTGATGTCTAAAATCCAAGCAGCGCATCCAAAAGCAAACCTGAGTCGATTTACCTAAATTATGCCAGCAAGAAAGCGTAAACCTGCAAACGGAAACGGTTCCGCTAGGGTAATGAAGAGAAAGAAACCAATTAATCTTGACTATCTGAAGACTATTGAACCCTTAACCGACAATCAGGAAAGGGTTTTCAAGTCTTATGCAGAAGGTAAGCACCTAGTATTACACGGTGCTGCTGGCACAGGTAAAACATTTATCTCCTTGTTCCTTGCGATCAAGGATGTACTAGAACCAACTTCACCTTATGATAAGGTGTATATGGTACGCTCTCTAGTACCTACCAGAGAGATTGGATTCTTACCAGGTGATCACGAGGATAAGTCAAACCTATATCAGATACCATATAAGAATATGGTGAAGTATATGTTTGAGATGCCAGATGATGCATCATTTGAGATGCTCTATGATAATCTGCGTAACCAAGCAACTATATCCTTCTGGTCTACAAGTTTTATACGTGGTACGACGTTTGATAATTGTATTATAATTGTTGACGAGTTCAGCAACTTGAATTTTCACGAACTTGATAGTATAATAACCAGAGTTGGTCAGAACTGTAAGATCATCTTCTCAGGTGATCACGCACAGACTGACTTGCTCAAGATCAATGAACGCAACGGTGTCCTAGAGTTTATGCAGATTCTAAAGACAATGCCATCATTTGAGTGTATCGAATTTGGTATTGAGGATATTGTACGTTCAGGTCTGGTTAAAGAGTATTTACTCTCCAAAATCCAACTAGGAATGTAATTATGTTCAAAATGGTGGGACCACCAACCCCACTGACTGAGATGAACGCCGTCCAACGTGACGGTCTTCGTTTATATAAGGTCAGTGATGATAAATGGTATCCTAGTGTTACCACAGTGACAGGACACAGAAAAAAGGATTCTATTCTCAAGTGGAGAAAGAGAGTAGGTGAGAAGGAAGCTAATCGTATCAGCTCCCTTGCAACAAATCGTGGCAATCGTTATCATTCTATGGTAGAATGCTACTTAAAGAATGAAACAGTAGAATTTGATGATTCGCATCCTCTTAGCACTTTTCTTTTTAAATCTTCTAAGAAAGTCTTGGATCGGATCAACAATATACATCTTCTGGAAAGTCCTTTATACAGCGATTATCTTCGCGTTGCTGGTCGTGTTGACTGCATAGCAGAATACGATGGGGAACTAGCAGTCATTGATTTCAAGACTGCTACGAGAGAGAAGAAAGAATCTTGGATTGAGAACTACTTTGTTCAAGAGACTGCCTACGCTGTAATGTACTATGAAAGGTGTGGTGTTAAGGTTGATAAGATAGTAACATTGATTGCTATTGAAGACGGTGCTACACAAGTTATACAGAAGTATGACTTAGATTATTATCATACTTTACTTAAAGAGTACATCAATGAATTTATGAACCTATCTAAATGAAAGACCTCCAAGAAAAATTTATGACACAAGCAAAATTCTCTGGCTTAGTAGAGGAGGTTGTCAAGAACAGTGACGGACTAGTAAACTACATCGATGCTGTAGTGGTAGTCTGTGATGAGTATGAGATTGAGGTGGAAACCGTAAACAAATTGATCTCAAGACCATTGAAGGACAAGATTAAATATAATGCACAGCAACTTAATTTCGTGAAGAAAACATCACGAGGAGTATTACCACTATGAATCAAAGATTTTACGAATCGGATGTAGTTCGTAATGAGATGGAAGAGATGCAGAATTTATACCAAGAGTTGTATGAAATCTCAATGCGTTTTCCTAAAATGAAGAAGGAAGATAAGAGAGAGCATATTGAGAAGACAATGGAACTCATTGCTAAACAGAAGGTATTCTATGCTAGAATATCACTGTTGGCATTGGAGGATCCTGAAGCACGAGAAATCAAGACCAGACTTGATGAAATGACCAAAATTTACAGTCAGGGAAAGGACATTAACAATGTCCTGACTGATATGGAACTCAAGCTTAAAGAATGGAAACAGCAGCTTGACAATGTATAAATAGTACGTTACCCTTATTGGGTAGTAAAAACACACAAAACACTACAAGGACTAATTATGTCATTCGCAACACTTAAAAAATCCTCAGGCAAGTTTCAAAATCTTACTAAAGAGATAGAGAAACTCAATAGCTCTGGTAAGCAAACCGACGAGAGACTATGGAAACCAGGGGTTGACAAATCTGGTAACGGATTTGCCATTATAAGGTTTCTTCCTCAAGAAAACGCAGACGATCTACCTTGGGCACAAGTTTGGAGTCACGCATTCCAAGGACCAGGAGGTTGGTTGATCGAAAACTGTCCAACTACTAAGGGTGAAAAATGCCCTGTATGTGCTCACAATAGTACATTGTGGAACAGTGGTAGAGAACAGGACAAGGATGTAGCACGTAAGCAAAAGCGTAAGCTTTCATACTACGCTAACATCTATGTCGTTAAGGATCCATTAAATCCTGAGAATGAGGGACAAGTATTTTTATACAAGTTTGGCAAACGTATATTTGACAAGTTATCTGCACGTATGCAGCCTGATGAGAACGATTATGATCCACAACCAGCGATAAACCCATTTGACCTATGGTCAGGTGCTGATTTTAAACTTAAAATCAAACAGGTAGCAGGTTACTGGAATTATGATGATTCTACATTTGCTTCCCCTGGTACTCTAGGTGGGTTCGATGACGAAGCTCTTGAGGAGATCTTTAACAAGACTCATTCACTCAAGGAGTTCACCGATGATTCGAACTTCAAAACTTATGAGGAGCTCGATGGTCGCCTTAAGGCGGTTCTGGGCAGAGCTGTCAGACCAAAAACATTCGACGCAGAAACCGAGGAGAACGAAGGAGCAATTAATGCCCTTAGATCCGATCCTACTCCTGCAAAGGAGAGTTGGACAGAAGACGTTGAAAGTTTCGCAGAGAAGAAAGTTGCAGTATCTGCAACATCTGAAGACGAAGCCTTGAGCTACTTTCAGAAATTAGCTGAAGAGGACTAATGTTACACGAACTCTTTCCAGTTCCCGTATGGGAGGAGAATATTGGGGTGCCAGACGGCACCCTTTCGTTTGTCGATGAAATTGTCAAGTATGAACGTATGGGTGCTTATGGTAACACCAAGAGCATATCCTGTAATAAGCAAATATTGAAGGAAGTCCCAGAACTCGAAAATCACGTTTTTGAGGGAGTTTCCCGATATTTAAGAAACCACCTTTTAGTCGCACCTAACGTAACTATCGAAATTGTGCGATCTTGGGTGGTTTTGCATTATAAAGGGGATTACTCAGATTTTCATACTCACACGAATGCTGTCTGGAGTGGAATATACTATATACAGACAGAACCGAACAGTGGAGATCTATTATTCGACAAAACTGGATTATATCAAAACTGTTTTTTACAGGTTTTAGAACCTGATACACTAGGATACATAAATGCCACGGCAAAGCATCATAGGTTCCAACCTAAACCAGGAGACCTATTTGTGTTTCCATCTCAGTTGATGCATAAGGCAGAACCCAACCAGTCCACAAACTGTCGCTATTGCATAGCCTTTGATGTGTTCATACGTGGTACAATAGGTACAAGACACGGAAATGAGGTTACACTATGAAATTTCTCCCATTGTTGGCGATCCCTTTCCTAGCAGCACCTGTTCACGCAGGTCATCGTACAACCTACTGGACTAAACCAACATTGGACGGAGCAGAAGTTACTCCATCTCATTGTGTTAAAGATCCTCAATTTGGTTGGAACTGCTGGTATAAAAGGGTAGAAAAACGCAGAAGACATCGCCACCACCACCATCATTGGGGTGAGACGCATTATTTACCTTGGTATAATACTACACCAGTATTCCGACCAAACAAGTGGAATCATCACGGAGTACCTTGCTACATCTATAAAGATGATAATTGGTGTTTCTAGTAACCGCTTGAGGTTTCTGCTGTGGTGGTTGTTTCTACTGCTGTTCCTGCAGACGCAGAACCTTTACTTACAAGTGCCGTGCTAGAACCACTACCAGATGCTGACCCAGTTGAAGCAGTGCTTTGACTGGGTTTGTTGTATTTGGGTAATCCTATAAACTCTTCTGCAAGAGATCCTTGTGTCTTCTTATATCCTTTCTCATCAACCTCTGCATTAGGAAGATACATTGCTAGTTTCTTGAACTCAGCGATGAAATCAGTCAAATATTGTGGGCGAAGCAGGTATATATTTCTCTTTACTTCATTAATCTTTGATTCATATGCATAGTATGATACAGGTATGCGACTTGATGCTGCAGGTACGATACTACCATCAGGTTTGATATATTGGAAGTCTTCAGATACCTGATACCCAGATTTTAGAAGAATACTACCATCAGTATGTACGTATTCTAATGTCTCATAGTGTCTAACACCTTCCACTGAACCATACTTATCTTCAACGTACTTATAGAGATCCTCACGGTTCATTGGCCAGTCTTCATTAATATTGATTATATTATTGACAAGCAATATAACCCAATCTAGACCAGAGTCTTTATAGAACTTGTATGCTATCTGATCAGGTCTTTCATTTTCACCTATTTCATACTGTTGAAACCCTAAAAGAGCACCTTGTAGTTCGTCACGGATTTTAATTCTTCTGAATATATTAACCGCAAGTTGATAAGGTTGAAAACCATCAATTCTAGTCTTATTGCGGACATATACCTTGGGTAGATACTTAAAGTATGCCATACTATCTTATTTCGTTTTTGGTGAGGAATGCAGTTTCATCGAAGTTTAAATTCAAGTTAAATGCAGCAGGACCATAATCCGTAGCACTATCATATTCATCTTTCAATGAGTTGTAAGGACCATCTGGAGTTAGATCCATACTAAGGTTAGTTAGTACACATTTCACAGGGAATTGCATAATTCTTGCTAATCTAGCAGGTTGCCCTGCCATTAGATCCAGATCACCATCTTCATTAACTTTACCTTCTACCCTTGCAATACTTAGTCTGAAATAGTCAGGTATGGTAAGGAAACGGTTGCTACCACCACCAGACTGACTACCTAGTATATTTGCAGCAGTATCATTGATCGCTGGTTCTGCTCCAGGATTTGCACTTGCTGCTGGATCATCACCCCATTGTAATTCTTCAGGAGTACCATCATTTGTTCCAGGTAACATCGCTTTACGAAGAATATGTACTATTCTGTAGAGTTCTGCTGCTTCCTGTCTATTCTTCGGAGCACACTTAAAGTTAAAGTTGTGTGATCTATAGGATGTACCTCTAAATGTTGTTTCTTGATATGGGTTGAAAATCTTTTTAGTTGTTAGTGCAGCGATTGAGTTAGCATCTAATCCATCTGCTTGTAGTCCTAGACCACTATTTACTGTACCTATAGCAGATCCTACAGCATTCATTATAAACTCTGGTTTTGCAGCACCAGCAGTTTGCTGTAATTGTTGTACTAAGTTCCCTTGTAAGTTACCTTTATCAGCAGCACTTGTACCCATCCCTTGCTTCACCATATTCATTACACCTAGTCCTGCAGCACCTAGAGTAGTTCTAGCATACTCAGCACCATATTCTTCTTTTAATCCTTGAGGTAAATATAAATAAATAGTTTTATAAAGAGCACCTTCATTACTACCACCTCCACCTATGTGCTTGTAGGGATTACCCCTATCCGAACTATATACTTTTATCACCAAATAATCGACTACCTTGGTACCAAAAGAATCCGCATCACGGATTGACGCACTGATTTGATCATTACCAGGTACTTGGGTTGGAATCGATCTTGGATATACTAATGGAGCATCTGACATATGCCGAAAAAGAAATCTTATTACTCAGGAAGATTCAGACCTAGTAACCCAGGCAAGTATAAAGGTGATCCTACAAACATTATTTATAGATCTTCTTGGGAGAAGAAAGTAATGATTTGGTGTGACGTTAATTCTAACGTTCTAAAGTGGTCTTCTGAGGAGATAATTATACCTTATAGATCACCTATTGATGGTAAAGTTCATAGATATTTCCCAGATTTCTATGTTAAAGGTAGATTAAAAGGTAGTGGTGTAAAAGAGTATATTATTGAGGTTAAACCTGCTGCTCAGTGCAAAAGACCTAAACCTACTACTAAAGTGACTAAAAGATATATTAATGAGGTTAAGACTTATAGTGTTAATCAGGCAAAGTGGAAAGCAGCAAGATCCTATGGTAAGGATCGTAAGCAGGAATTTGTAGTATTAACGGAGAAGGATTTAGGGCTATGAGCCTATTTGAGGACATTAAAGACCTATCAGGAGGTAAATCTAATTCACCATCTTGGTGGAGAAGTCAATTCCAGTATGGATTGGAAGGATTGACACCATCTGCTGAGCCTGGCACTGTTGGAAGGATGCTTTTCTTTACATATAGAGCAGAATATGCTGAAAAGTATAGGTTTTGGGATGTATATCCTTTAGTTTATGTCCTAGGAGAAGACTCTACTCACTTCTGGGGTGGTAACTTACATTATGTTGAACCAGAGTATAGAACAATCGTTGGAAGTGACCTTGCTTCTGGTAATAGTATCGTACCCAACGAAACCTTGCATAAATACTTGAGAAAGAATGTTTTATCCGCTACTTATGACGTACCCAGTACTGAGTGGCCTGATGTGGGGTTGATCCCCTGTGAACAGTTTGTTACTACTATTAATGGTAGGAATATTCCAATTCCATCGAAACACGTTTACTAATGGGAATTTCGTTTACAAGATTTAAAGACACCGTTGCGACAGGAGCGTTTGAGCCAGCACGCTCAAATATGTTTACGGTGATGATCTCTATCCCACCGTTCTTAGTCTATGATTTACAAGAATTTGGAGGTGCCGATTCTTATTATACTGCTATAGACTTTTTTGCTGATCAGGTTACTGTACCATCAAGAAATATGATGTCAGGTGAAGTAACGAACTTTGGATCGATGAGAAGATATGCTACACAACAGACACCCACAGATTTAAATATACAGTTTATAATAACTAAGAACCAATGGCATAGAAACTTCTTTGAGAAGTGGATGAATGGTATTAGTAGGGATACTGAGAACAGAAGTATGTTCTATGATAAGTATACGTCAGATATTCTTATTAATAAGTATGAACCTGGATCTAACCTTGTAACAAGATTTGTTGATGGTAATAAGAGAGTAGGACAGATAAGAGATAATAAGATAACAGCACAGTGGAGAGCTGTTGGTTGCTTCCCATATAATGTTAGTACAGTACAGATGACTAACGAAGCAACATCACTAATGAAATTGGATGTACAGTTCTACCTAGAGAGATTCCGTCTTGGTACTACTATTAAGAATACTGCTGACTGGACAACTGATGAAGTAACTATCAGAAGTGCACGTAGTGTTGTTAATCGTAGAAACAATAATGATGAGCTTACTACATTAGATAGAGTTATTGATGCAGCAACTGATGTGGGTAATGTTATAGGTAATATAAAACGTTATGGTGACACTATAAGCAGATTGTTTTAGTGCCTAGATAGTATGTGTAATATGATTTCGTTATGGTTCGTGAAAAGATTGCTGATTTGATCAGGAATGCAGCTCTATCATTTGATGGAGTTGAACCTTTGGAATGCGACTGTGAGTATATTGATTTTGAAGCAGGATGGATTAAAAATGAAATGTGGAAAGCACCAGGTTTCAGGAAGATTCATCTAGAAACTTCAGAAGTTAAAGGACTCGATGTATTGCATTGTGTCTTCTTTCCTGACTATAACTATAATATACCTATCTTCGGGTGTGATATTGTCGCTACTAAGACGGTAATAACTGCTGCTATTGTAGATATTTCTCCTGTTAGAGGGAGTGAAAAGATCTATGATACCATAGCACCTATTAGTAACTCGTATATTTTCAAAGAAAAAAGAGTTTTACCTTTATGGGGTGATGAGATATTCTCACCTCATTTTAAATTTGTTAGAATACGAGATGAGGAAGAGGTAGGTGAATATATAAGGATACTGGAGGGTTACTTAAACACATTATGTGATTGGGTCAAATCTATTGAGAAAGAAGATAACTATGTTGATGCTATGCTGAGAATGGATGATCAAGTATGGTACTCTACTCAGCAGAGAAAAAACAAAAAGACCATAGCAGCATTGTCGAGTTGGTTCGACAAGGAGTGGGCAATTGATTATATACACAATATCCTATTTGACCTACCAAAATGAATCCAATCTTTGACATATTATTTTCTATAACCTGGGTAGTGCTTCTAGTAGGTGCTATCAGAACTATGTCACAAGGATGGAATATGGAACCCCCTAAACCTAGCAAGAAACCTTTCAATGAACACCCTGAAATGGAAGAAGTAAAAGAGGGTGATGAATTGTTAGTTGTAAATTTTGGTGACCCATTACACAAATCATTATCAGACCGTGTGGATGAATTAAATGATCCCTGGGATGATGAAGACGATGAGGATGATGGTGGAGACATCGTTGCCCTGCGTCGCTAAATAATTATACTGAGTTGAATTACTATGCCATTACCTACCCTGGTTGTACCAGAATATGAGTGCAACCTGCCAAGTGGAAAGAAAGTGACCTATAGACCCTTTTTGGTTCGTGAGGAAAAGTTACTATACGTAGCGATGGAATCACAAGATCAAAAGGAAATGGTTAAAGCAGTTAAAGAAATCATCAAGAACTGTACTAGCGTAAAGAATGTGGGTACTTTATCTACATTTGATATCGAATTACTTTTCCTTCGTATTCGTGCTAAGTCAGTCGGTGAGATTAGTGAGTTTAAACTTACTTGTCCTGATGATGGTAAGACACAAGTTGATGTTGAAGTTAACTTAGAAGAGGTGGATGTTGTTATTCCTCCAGATCATTCTAAGAAGATCAGGATCACAGATGATGTCACTCTTGTTATGAAATATCCTTCTATTGACACTTTCGTAAAGAATAACCTATCTGAGAATCCTAATATAGATGATGTATTTGACCTTGCTGCTGATTGTGTAGATCAGATTGCAACTGGTGAGGATGTTGAAGATGCAAAGAACTATAAGAAGGCAGAATTAGTCTCGTTCTTTGAAGGTATGAACTCTCAGCAGTTCGCAAAGGTACAAGGTTTCTTTGAAACTATGCCTAAGTTAGAACATACTATAGAGGTCTTTAACCCTAAAACTGAGGTTAAGAGTGAGATTAAATTGGAGGGTATGGCGGCTTTTTTCGAATAGCCCTAGCCCACGATTCTCTAATGAATCTGTTTGAAGTGAATTTTGCGATGATGCAATATCACAATTATAGTTTGACAGAGCTAGAGAATATGATTCCGTGGGAAAGGGATGTTTACGTGAATATGCTCATTCGTTATCTGAAGCAAGAAGAAGCCAAACAACAGGCAGCTAATCGTACTTCGATTTAATGGCACCACAAGCAAAAAAAGTTAAAATAAGATCCTTCCTTGCTGTAAAAGATAAGGGTGGTACTGCTGGTGCTGGAAATGATCCTATTAAGTCAATGACATTGGCTTTTAATAGGATGGGTAATACGGTAGAGGATATTGGTAGGATAATAACTGATACTTTAGAAGCAAAGGCACAGGCTGCAAGAGATGCAGCAGAAGCAAGTAGATTACAATTAGTCAAGAAACAAGAGAATGAATACGAACAGAAGTTACTTGCTGATCCTAAGGATGTTAAGGATGGTGTAGAGAAGAATAAACCAAAGGTAGACAAAGGTAAATGGTCTTGGTTACAGAAGCTATTAATGCCATTTACTAGGTTATTAAAGTTTGCTGCTACTTGGTTTGTCCTAGATTTTTTATCAAATCCTAAGAATAAGAAGATTATATCTGTAGGTTTTACAGTAATTGGTGGTTGGTTTAAGATATTATCTAAAGTAGTATTAAAGAGTGTAGACTTTATAATGTCTGCATTTGGTGAGAAGAACCCTGTTATAGGTGCATTAAAGTTAGTTGGTGGTATTGCTGGACTATTCTTAGCAGATCGTATACTAAAACCTTGGAAACTATTTGGTGACGCTAATAGATTGCGTAAGTTTGTACAAGGACAGATGAAGAGAGGTCTGGATCCTAAGAAACTTGCTGCACGACAGAGATTAGGTAAGTGGAGAAATATACGCAGAATGCGAAGGTTGAGAGCCTTCGGTGGAAATATGGCACGGAGGGGTGGTGGACTCTTACGTGGTGGTGGAAAAGTATTAGCAGGTGGTGGTCTATCTGTAGCAATGGGTGTTGGTGCAGCATTCCGTCGTAAAGATGAAGGTGCATCAGTAGCAATAGGTGCTGGAGCAGGTGCAGTTATGGGTGGACTTGCTATGTCTGCACTGTTGACACCTATACTAGGTCCGTTTGGTCCTATTGTAGGACAGTTTATAGGTAGTTTCTTAGGTGAACATATAGGTGCATTCATTGGTGATGCAATCAAACCTCTCTTTGAACCTATTAAGAGAGTATTTGGTGAGATATTGATGCCAGTAATGAAATCATATTATGAAGGTCCTATGAAGGCATTCTCAGAATTCTGGCAGAGTCTGATACCAGCACTCCAAAAGGTATGGGATTTCTTAAAACCATTTGCTGATTCTGCAATCAACCAGTTACAGTTGTGGCTGCAGCACCCTAGTATAAAGAATGCTGTAGCAAGATTGAAACGTTTTGTTGGGGCTGCAGGGGATCTGGTAGGTGGTGTACAATCTACTGCAGGTAAGATAGCAAATGTATTTGGTTTAGAATCTGAGTTAGATACTGCTCAGAGAGAACTGGGAGATGAACAGAGAACTGTAAGACAGAAAGAGCGTGCTATTGAAGCTGCCAAAGAGAAGTTGCAGTGGTTGCAGACATTAGCACAAGAGAGAGGAATGGATGGTAAGGAAGCAGGTTGGCATAGGTATACTTTAGGTGAAAGAATAGAGTTCCAGAGAGAACATATTGAAGCACTGGAGAATGCTAGAGCTGATGCTGTTGAAAGAGTAGAGAGTGAACAAGCACAGTTGACTGAGCTCCAAGCACATCAAGCTGAGTCTGCAAGAATGCTGGAAGCAGCGGCTGCTGGTCACGGTACTGGTAGTAAGATATTCCCTTTACCGAAGGGTCAGTTTGATGGTGAGCCATCCTCTTGGTTTAAGAGTGCACCTCAAGCAGAAGGTAAGGGTGATGGTATGGGTGTTGTACTCAAACCTAAACCTGATACTAGTTTAACTCAAGCAGTTGTTGCTGCTGTTGGTGGTATTGTATCTGGATGGAATTTTAAGGGTGGTAAGGATAAGAATTCTCAACTTAAGATAGAGGCTGAGGGAGAGCCAGCGAGACACCATCGGTACCTTCATATGGAACCTTTGGTTAAGAAGGGTGATAAAGTAAAAGCTGGTCAGATGATCGGTAGGTTAGTCGATCAAGGAGCAGATACTAGATTAAACTTCTCTGTATGGAAACCAAACTGGTCTTGGCCAGAGAACCCACATAAGGAATTACCTAAACTATTTGGTACTCCTAAGTCTGCAGAGAATACTATTATCCCTCCTGAAATAAATAATGCAGACAGTGTAGCTACAACAACTGCAAATGTACACGAAACCAATCCTTCCAATGGAGAAATTCAGACAGAAGGAAGCAGTGTTATTGTACAACCTATAGTTAGACGCTCAACAGGAGGTGGTGGTGATTCTGGTTCAACAGTAGTCACAGCTTCAGCGGAGACAAACATTAGAGGATAATGGCAACTACTTCACCTAAAATTAGATTTTATAAGTTCGTTACGGCACCGAAGAGTAAAGGACTTACAATATCCATTGGTAATAAGACAGTAGCAGGATCTGATTTTGGATCTGCTATTAATGCTATCAACTCACTGGGTGCTACTGTTAATAGTATAGGTGTAATGCTGCAGACTAGTCTTGCATCAGAGAAGGCAGCACAACAAGAATTGCTAAGAAACCAGCAGTTAATGAGAGATCAAGCCCTTGGTAAGAATCTTAAACAGGGTGCTACTGGTGTAGGGAAGAGAGTAGGTGGATTGTTATCTAAAGCTGCACCAACATTCTTAGAGTACTTGGGTAGATTATTAAAATCTCTACTAACATTTGGTGTATTAGATTGGTTAAGTAAGAAGGAGAATACAGAGAAACTAAAAGTGATGATGGACAGACTTGGTAAGTTTGTCAAGGGAATGGTGTCTTTTATTGGAAATGTTACTAAGTTTATAGGTGATGCCTGGAATAGTACGTTTGGTGACGGTAGTACTTGGATAGAAAGAATAACTGGTGCATTAAAACTGATAGCTGTAGGAGGTGCAGCCTTATTAGGCTTATCATTCCTAAAGAATCCTATAGCAACGGTTAAGAATTTTGCTGGCATCTTGAAGATGGTCAGCGGTGGTGTTATGAACCTAGGTAAATTCCTAGGTGGTAATGCTATAGGTAGAGGAATTCAGGCTGCCACACAAGGTGTGATGGCATATCAGGATGTAATGCAGGATGAAACTATACCTGAAGAGGATAGAAAAGCTGCTGCTGTAGGTGCTGGAGTTGGTGCTACTGCTGGTGGTATGGCACTGGGTGCTATAGGTAACAGTATTGCTGGACCTATTGGAGGTATGATAGGTAATGCTTTAGGTGGTTGGTTAGGTAAGCATCTTGGTAAGTTCTTCGGTCCAGCAGTAATGGACTGGATAGAGAAGTTTGGACAGTTCTTTGATAAGGTAAAGGAAGCTGTCAGTGCATTTATGAAACCAGTGACAGATGCTATACGAGGTATATTTGAATCATTAGGTCCTGCTATCGATAAGGTAGTGGATATGATTAAGCCTCATCTACCTAAGATAATGCAGATTGCCAATTTCATTGGTAAGGTAGTATTTGCACCATTAATAGGATTATTGAAAGGATTGAAGTGGTTGTTGGATATGTTTGTAGGGTCTGATAATGATAATGTTACACAAACTGATGTAACTTCTGTTACTCCAAGATATTATGAAGATATGAATGAAGATGATCAACGAAGGGTTGATTATGTTTCGGATCAAGCTGGATTCTCTAAAGGTGGTTACGTACGTACTGCACCGATATTTAATATACCGTTGAAGCCCATTCCTATCAGAAGTAAAGGAGGATGGATATCTGGACCACAATCAGGTTACCCTGTATCACTGACGGGTAGAGGTGTTGACTTCATAGGTCACGGTACTGAGTATGTGGCACAAAGATCTGGTGGTGGTTATGTTATACCCGTAGATACACCACATACCCGTAAGGATCCAGGTTTAACTGCCAGGTCCCTGAAGAGTGCTATGCTTGCAGGATTTGGTGGACAATTACCTGGTAGATCTAAGGGTGGTGTAGTAAGAGTCAAGGCACCTACATCTAAATTACCTGAGTTTGGATTTGGTGGTCTATTCCAATCTGTTGGAGAAACTGTTGCTAAAGCTGTTAGTGGTGCTCAACCTATCATCAATGCTATAACACCAGTTGCTAATGCTATACTACCTGGTGCTGGTGCTGCTGCAGGATTAGGTGCTAAGATCATTGAAATGGTTAAGACACTTGAACAGATCACAGCAGAGAGACAGGCAGCAAACATACAAGGTGCAGCACAAGCTGTTGTACTTGATATGATAGAGATGCCTGGTCCTCCTAGTGGTGGTGGCGATGGTGGTACACCTATTGTTATGCCACGTAAACAGAATCCAGCAAATAGATTCTTACAAAGTCGCTTTGGATATCTTGGTGAAGGTTCTACAATCAGCAGTAACTTCTTCTAATGGCAGAATATCAACCCAAAGGTTATACTTTAAATGAATTTTCCCTTCTCGTATCTGATGAGGTAGTTCCTACTGAGGATTTGTCCAGTCTTAGTTTTACTGGTGAAAATGCTTTTGATCTTCGTGGTATATGTTCTGCTTGGAATTACTATGAGTCATTAACATCTCCTTCAGTAAGGATGGAGTTTGTTTTTTATGATACTATTGACCTTGCTGCATCATTGAATGGTAATGAGTATATTAAAATACGTATTAGTACAGACTCATCACCTGATGAAGAACTAGAGATTATACAGAAGACATTTAAGATTGGTGAGGTTACTAAGTCTGAGAGAGCACAGACTTATATCGTATACACTGCATCACCAGAAGTAACTAGTAATGAAGTTAATAGAGTATTCAAAGCCTTCAAGGATAAGCCTGGTACAGAATCTATACAATCTATACTAACTGATGCTCTTAAATTTGATGGTAAAAAGGATCGTTGGGAACCTAGTAGAGGTAACTTTAATTTCGTATCACCTAACTGGAGACCTTATGATGCTATAGAATACATAACTGATAAGATTACAGGATCTGTATCTGGTAAGTCTGGATATATTTTCTGGGAAACTTATAAAGGTAAGAATTTATGTACTATAGATTTCTTATGCTCTACAAATAATGAATCATTTAATAATCCTGTCATCTATAGTTACATACAAGCAAACATAGGTGATGATGATATTAATGCTTTCAAGATAGAGACTGTTAACTATCCTGATAGAGCAAACCATCTTGAGAAGTTACGTACAGGAATGTATAGTACATCAACGATAGGAATTATTGCACCTGCTATTACTAGTGGTAATCTACCTTCTGCAGGTGCTACTACAGAGGAAGGATCAACTGGATCAGATGATAGTACACCCAGTGGATCTATTCAAGAACCCGTTAACTTTACAGCACAGTCTGTATTTAATGAATCAAGTAATCTCAATCCTGATTTTCCATTCCCTAAGGTCAACTCGGAATATTTTTCTGAGGACAGACCTTCTAGGATAAAGATCCGTGCATTACCAAGTATGTTATTCTCTGAGAATAGTGTGAATCCTGAAGGAAATGCACCTAATATGAAGACGGATAGTGTTATGGCTTCCGCATATGCTGCCTCCAGATGGCAGTTAATGAATGCTTTTAACCTAGATATAAAGGTACCTGGCAACGTTGCAATCACTGCTGGTGACATAGTAGAGGTAAGGATTCCTGAATCTACTACCACAGAAGAGCAATCTGACAGGATTGAACTAGATAAAACTTACTCTGGCAAATACTTAGTTGTAGGTTTAATGCACGAATACTCACCAGATGGGGTTACGACAGACTTACAACTTGCCAAAGATAGCATATCTAACCTATAATAAAACACTCGAAGACAAACCTACTATGGAAACTATCGAACAACACATTGCTCACGACAGAGCCATTGTCGATGATCCTACAACAAACCCTGCTGCTCGCAGACACTACAAAGAAGAGCTACACGATTTGGAAGAGTACGTAGAGCACCATAAAGCAGAGATTGAAGCAGGAGATCATCACGATCCTAATTGTATAGAATTATTTTGTGACCAACATCCCGACGAACCAGAGTGTCTCGTATACGACGATTGAATACCTGTATAAATAATTTTCGTAGCATACTATTTTATTAATGCCTGAAGCAACGATCAATACTATAGGTAAATCGGATGTAATGGGTCGTGACGGTTTCACCTGGTGGATAGGTGAAGTTGAAAAGATCGACGACCCTCAAGAACTTGGAAGAGTAAAAGTCCGCATCATTGGTTGGTATACTGGTGGTAAGAGTAAGGAAGCATATGTTTCTACTCTACCCACCTCCGACCTTCCGTGGGCACTTTGTCTTGGTCCGACAGATCAGGCTGGCATTAAGAATACAGGAACAAAAACTGAGCTGCAGGTCGGTGCTCAGGTATTAGGATTCTTCCTAGACGGGGAAGAAGCACAGATGCCCGTTGTTATGGGATCTATGAGATCCTTTAAGAACAATGCTGACTCTCAAACTGGAGAGACAGGTGCTGATTCCGATCAACCTCCAACTGTAGTTGCAGATGGTACCGAAGCTCCAGATCTACCAGCTCAATCTAAGGATGGTGCTGGTGCAGATGTACACGGTGGTGCACCATTTAATACTACTGGTGAAGCACCGTCAGATGGTTCTGGTGGACAAGCAACAGATAGAGGTATATTATCTAAAGCAGAGAGAGAACTTCCTGGAAACTATGCTTCTAATCCTAAGGTTGTACCTACAGAGGCACAAGGTATAGCTAATGGTTCTGCTGGTCCAGCAGGTGAGGGTTTTGAGAGAGATTTGAATCGGATGCTAACAGAAGTGGGGAATTTTTCTTCTGCTCTGGCAAAAGATCCTGCAGGTAACTTAATCTCTATCATTACTGGTAAGAAGGTAGATAATAAGATATTAGATAAAGCGATGAAGGGTATAAACAACTTCATTGCCAATGGCATATCTGGTATTATGTCGTGGATGAAAGAGGTACTGGCTAAACAGATTGAAGCAATTATCAGTCAGATTACCACTTGGTTATCCAATGTTATACCAATGGGTGTCATAAATGCTATACTTGCATTAGCTGATTTCATCTTTAGTCTCTTCTGTGGATTTGAAGGGAAGTGGATCATCAGTCTAGTAAGACAAGCGTTTAATGATACTGCTGCCTTTGCCGAGAATATGGCAGGGATAATAGTATCAAAAGTGTATGATGCTATTCCTACTGGAGTTTTAGATACTGTTAACAGTATTGTAGGTAAGGTTAAGGGTGCACTTAACAAGGTGATGGAAGTAGCAAACGTACTTGTAAGTGCTATCTCTACTATCAAGAACCTTGCAGGTAAACTGAAGGATATGGCTAGTAAGATTCAGTCTATCTTCCAGTTTGATTTCTCTAAGATTTCTTGGAGCAATATTGTAAGTTTAATACTCGCCCTTCTTAAGATGTTAATTCCTAAGAAGGACTGCGGAAGGAAGATAAAACCTCCGAAACAGAAATTCTGGCTACCCTTGTGGGGTACGTCAACTTGCGATACTGTACCTGAATTCTTTGAACGAGAGGTAGAGATTGATTCTGGTGGCAATGCTGTCACTGGAAATGATGTTATCTCATCAATGTATAGTAACTTGAGTCCTTTCAAGATGGAAGTCCAGTCATTTATGAATGGTGCTTCTGTTATTCAGGATAATAATCCTGGAAAAGAAAAGACTATAGTATCTGGTACTGGTGGACAAACTACCATTGATGATAATCAAGGTAATACACACCGTAACCAACCAAATAATCTTACACAGATTATAGGTGGAGATTACTGCACAACAGCTAAAGGCGATGGAGTCCTTACTATTGAAGGTGATCTTAAGATACACGTGATGGGTGACCTAGACCTAGAGGTCGGTGGATCCTTTAACCAGCACCAATCAAATGGTGTAGGTGAAGAGAACGATAAACAGTCTAAGTCTGCTCAAACTATTGCTGCTGATCACGAGATCAATTACCAAGGTAACTGGGGTATACAGGCAGCAAATATTACAATGAATGCTCTCAGTAACTTAGATCTTAATGCTGGATCTATTTCTACGAAAGCAACTTCATTAATGAATAGTATATCTGGTGAAATTGTTAACGAATGTGCTTGGGAAACTAACTTAGTTAACAATGTCGTATTTAATATGGTAGCGATGCTTAACCCTATACCAGGTGTTACAGGTCGTTTATCAATTCTTAAAGGTCCAGATATTACTCTAGTTGGTGAAGGTATCCCAGGAACAAGTGTTCTTCCCGCTGCTCACGTCCGTATGGCTGTGAGTGCTGCCCAACCTTGTGGTGTTGTTGATGTTATCACTGGTACTACAGGTGGTAAAGCAACAGTTGTAACCACTGGTGCTGGTGGTATTGGTGAGTTTGTTACAGCAGCAGGTGGGGCTATTGTAAATGCCGTGACATCTGGTACAATAGCATACAGTGTAGGTGCTGGTATCGCATCCTTCGGATGTGGAGTTGGTCCTACCCAGATCTACGGTCTGCCCTTAATGTTAAACTGATTATGTCTGAAACCTATCTTGAGTACGTCTGGGTTGACTTTACAAGACGTACAATTACTATTATGGATGATGAAGGCAGACAGGAAAAGGTACGTTACAAATGGGATGAGGAAGGTGCCTTAGGATTCCAGTCTGTAGTCGAAATGATCCAAGAAGATGTCCCATCAGAACGTTGCCATTTTAAACTATGATTAGAGTATCTTTAGAAGAATTGTGTCAGAATACTGAGTTCACAATGAAATTAGCAGCAAGAGGTAACCCTCTTGTGGTAGAATTACCAGAAGGCAACGTGCTTATCACACCTGTTGCCAATAGTAGAGAAAGTATACAGGTAGATAATGAAATTGCTGCAATGGAAGCAGCAGCACAAGCAGCAGGAGCACCAACTCCTATGCCTGGGGTTAACTTACCTTCACAAGCGGAAGTACAATCTTACGTTCACGAAACACTCGGTGAATTAAACGCCCAACTCTGACCTATATAATGCGAACCGATGAATCAAGACCATTTTCTACAACTTTTGGTACATCACTGGCATAATTTAAAACAAGCACAGATGTATCCTTCTGCCTTCGCCTATACCCATTACTGGTGGTATATGGAGAACGGTCAGTTATATTCAAAGCAATGGTATGATTGGAACGGGGAACTATATAGAGGTCGCAAACATAACTTGCGGATAGAACCGAGTCAAATAGTAATCGAGACCTATGATAAGTTCCTTCGTGTACCTGATCTAGTTTTCACAGAGTCGGAAACCTATAATGGGTATTTCGGTAGGACTCGTGGAGATGCAGAGAGGCACGATGGTGCTAAAGTCCAGGCGAAAATTACGCTGACTGCTGATGAGTTTACTACCCACGATAAGGGGTGGGATGAAAATGGAAAATTGGTTTGGGGTGCTGAAAAAGGACCATTTGTATTCGAGAAATGTACCAAATCCATTCCGACTACCATATCATCCATAACGTTGGATTAGTTCAAATGTGGTTTATCAATGGTAAAGCATTTACCTTTGAAGAGATCGATAATCCAAGTATAGAATTAATAGAAGAATGTCAAAATAAGTTACAGTATACTATGGATGATATGTACAGAATCAGTCAATACCTTATAATGGAGGAACTTCATCCTATTGTCTTCTCAATAGATGATTACTGTACTGGAGAAATTCCCTTATGAAAAGAACTCACACCATAGAAAAGAAGAATCCTCAACACAATCAAGTTTGGGAATGGGAAGAGACTCCCGAATTGGTTGATGCGTTGAGGATTTTAGAACAGTCTAGTCGGATTGCTGACGAGAAGCGGCTTCCTTAGCTTTCTCTCGTCGCTTTACCATTTTTGCATATGCTACATCTTGTTTGGTATACCAATCAGGGTGTTTTTTTGCCTGTTTAATGATCTTCTTTGCGGCTTTTTTGTCTTTCATATATGATAGAATGTGTAATATATTATTTATCCTCCTTCGGCCAGTCCTGATTTAAGAATTTGGGTGGTGCCCAAAGTAATGAATGCTTACCTACCCATTGTCCTTCTAGTGAATATTCACCTGTTTTATGTACTCTTATATTAAGACCGATTGATGTTTTCTGTTCGTGTGAACCATTAGGTGTAGTAGAGTGCTCTAACCAACCAGGAAATAATAGTAAAGTATTAGGGAAGGTTTCAACTGCCATATCCCTTTGTGTTGCGAAGCATTCTAAATATGCTTGACTTAATGGCGAATGAAAGTTTATAATACCGTTGTGCTGGCGGGTTCTATGATAATAGACACCTGCTAGTTCCCATCCTGGGTGTAAATGTTTTTCTTGACAAGTACCCTTAGGATATAGATTCAACCAAGACTGAGGTATTTCAAAATTATCGTGCCCTATGTAATGCGTACAGCATTCTTTAATAAAGGTCGTTAGATTAGGTACTTTGTCTGCATAACCGCCAAGAAAATTTCGTCTTTCTCCAGTATCGTATACTGGATCAACATCAACGTTAATTTCTTGTTGTTCTTCTTCTCTAATATAGTTTATGCAGTCTTCTACTTCATCATCTATTGCTGCCCAATTATGCTCGTATCTCACTACAGTAGAAGGGAACAGATCCATTACTGTCTGGTTGATTCCTCCCGTTGTTAGCTTCTCGGCTCTTGCCTTTGCTACAATATCTTCTCCTCCTCTGGAGGATGTTGCTCCTGTATTCTTTACCATAATATAGGGGTGGACTAAAAATTATTTATTACCTTGCAAAATGTCTATTTTTTCTTCTCAACAACCTGAGGACAATGCTACTTTAAAATGGCTAAAAAAACACCAGGTAAAATCCAAGTGGTATTACTGGTTCTGGGGTATCTGCGCCGTTGCTGTTACCAGCGGTCAGGTTTATGTGGGTACGGGATACAGACAGATGGCAGACTCAGTTGATAGACTTGGATTGTCCCTGGCTGAATTGATTAGGAAGTCAGACTAGCACTTCCTTACATAATCGTCTACAATAACTCTGATTGTCATCACACTCAATTAGACAGTCGAAGTAGTCGTTTATCATTTGATCGTTATCGTAACCATCATCGTCTACAGCGTTCCAATTTGCTAATTGGTTATATGACATCAGGTTATGCATTGAATTTAGCCTCCGTTGAACTGTGAAAATAACAAAGAGAATTTCATTTCATCTCTGTCCTCCGTTATGCTATACTATATAGGCTAGTTTGTGTCCACTTGCTAACAAAAATTTATGCCTAGTCCTGTTGTTATTGACGAAACCGAGCACATCACAGTGACGGTCGAGGGTGATAAAACACCCACAGAAATATACAATGATCTGATTTCAAGAATCGAAGATATTGGATCACGAAAACCAGAAGTTAGAGAAAAATGCATCGCATTGCTCTGTTTAATTCGTGGAACCAATTTTGTATCTAATAAAGCGTATCCTGCTGCTAGTTTAGGCAAATGATACCGTGTATAAATAAAGTTGTACGAACTACTGCCTGAGCTAAGTGGGAACGAAAAGAATTTCACAATTAGATACTCTGGCTGATGAGGTGCTCACTGGTGAAGCGATTCTGCCAGTTGTTATCTCTGACCCTTTGATTCCAAATAGGAAGGCAAAGATCAATCAGTTATTTAAAGGAGTAAGTGCGGGATCCCAGTCGGCTCCTGGACTTTGTTTTGACTTGGATAGGGACACAGGTCTCTATCAATCAGCATACGATGAGATAGGTCTTGCATTTGGTACATCTAGTATGTACTATAGAAAGCAAGGAAACGCAGATGGATCTGCAACTATACGATTAATTGCAAGTGATACTACTTCATCTAATGTTAACATTGATTTACGACCGCAGGGTTCTGGTAAGTTCCTTGTAAATGGTCCGACCGAACTAATTGATACTAACTTTTATATTGCTGACGATCAGAACCCTGATAAGAAAGCAAAATTTGAAGTATCTGCAGTATCAACTGGTGCTGGTATTCGTACGTTTGCTTTACCAAGCACAGGAAGTTTTACTTCTACTACTCTGTTAGGTAATGACACCGCACAGACTATTAGTAATAAGACTATCATCATTCAGGATGGTAACTTACAAATTGTTGGTTCATCTAATTCTGGTAAGATAGCATTATTTGAAACTGACTCTTGGGAAGCACCTGTAACTCACATTTACAGACTTCCTGATTATGGTACATCTGCATCTCAGAGTACATTAATTGATACTATTACAGAACAAGACGTAAGTAATAAGAACTTTATTAATCCTACTGTATCAGATATTGCTTCTGGAGATCCAAATAATCCAACTCCTGAGGTACTATTAGATGCTGGTGATCTCACCACAAATAGAATTGTAAAATTCCCAGACCAGTCTCTTACTCTTGCTGGTACGGAATCTACACAGATTATTAAAAACAAGACGTACTCTGGACCTTACTTTAGTAAGGAAGATGATGCTACGGCTCGTATATATTTTGATCTGACGGAAGTGCAAGGTGCCCAGACACTTAGATATGACTTCCCAACTTCATCACTAAATACAAACATACTTTCAAATAACACACTTGTAACAACTAAAGCAACACAGGTACTCGAAAATAAGAGTATTAAGGAACTTAAGTTGATTGATGGTGTTGATGAAACGAAACAGGTATTCCTGGATCTTGGTAATCTTGAAGGTATGAGAACCATTAGGTTCCCTAATGCTGATGCTACACTACTATCGACTGAAAACGTTGGAAGCGTTGGTGTCGCATTTGGAGGTCCAATTTCGGCACCAGATCTGGGTGGTAGACTCAGAATACAACAACACTTTTTAGCAGGTTGGTAATTAACAAATGACAGCAGGAAGATTAGCTGCATCATCCCCCGCAGCAACAACAAATACCGTGCTATACAGTTCGCACATTGGTACAACAACCAGTGGTGTTCTACACGTAGCCAACAGATCGGGAAGTGCTATAACTTATAGAGTTGCACATAAGGATTACAGTCAAGTTTTAACACTTGATGCTAACACCTATGACTTTAAGAAAGGTAACCCTATAACAAAGTATAAGTTAGCGATTAACCCTGGACTGACTCAGGCAAACGCAACACCAGGTTTAGGAATTATATCTGATCAAGGTAACTGGGAAGCACGTATTGGGGATGTAGTACGTACTACCGCAACTACCACTTACTTTACTAAAGTAAAGAGAACTGCACAACTGTTCATTGATTCAACAACTGGTTCTGGAGCATTCGTTGGTGGCGAGGCTATTACTGCTGGTACGTCTGGTCTAACTGGAGTATTCCGTGGAATCGGTACTTCTACAATGGATTTGGAATTAGATGATATTGCTTCTGGTGATACTACTATTAAGTTCACCACTGCTGATAATATGGCAGTCAATGACTATATTGTCTTTGACGCTGATAATGCTGCTGCTGAAGTTGCAACAATTACTGGTATCGCATTCTATAACTCACCAACCAATACAGGAGGTGCTACTGTAACTGTTACTCGTGGTACATTTGGTACTACTGCTGTAGCACATACACCTGGTCAATATCTTCAGGCATACACTCCATCTGGAACAACCACCACTATTAACGAGGGTGCTGTATTCCAGTCAAGTGACTTAACAGTAACGGTTACTAATGGTACTACTGTAGTATCTGGACAATATATCCTTGTAGGTAACGAGGTTATGCTTTGTTCTGCTGTTGCTGGTAATGACCTTACAGTTGAACGTGGAATGTGGGGAACCACAGCAGTAAACCATAACGATGGTTCTACTGTTACACCATTGGTTGCTACTGCTGGTGCTGTTGGAGCAGCAAAGTGGTTTTCTGCTGGTGAAACAGTAACTGGTGCTG